TGATAACATCATGATAATCAGCATACATCAACGAAACATCACCGCCATAGTAGTATGTGTGATTGTCTACAGTAATCCATTCTAGTCCACGCCATTCTGCAAAATAGTTTGGTTTGTTTGTATTTTTTGGTACAGTCTGCATGCGAACATTCAGTTCGTTTGCCAACGCAATAGATTCAAAATGACCTTGCACACAACTGGTTGGTGTAGGAAAAGACTTGTTTAATATTATCTGTGCTCTAGAAATCTCAGTCATCTTGAATTATGTCTGTGATAATTTTATCATACAACAGTTTGTGCCCATTGCGATCAGGATGTTGGCCATCACGGGCAAACCATTCATGCTGATGACGTGCTGAATTTTTCTTCATCACAGCATCCATTACCTTCACAGTTTGGTTTTTATCTTGCTGAGGCAGTGTCTTCACTAACCATTCAACATCATCCCATTGCGAATCATAGGCCTCTGCAGTGAACTGATCAATCCATGATGGCCATAACACTTTGATACCCAGTGCTTCATATGGTTCTGGATTCAGACTGCACAGTCCGCCAACCACCCAAAAGTCTTGTCCTGAGAAATGTTTGTGTATTTCATTTGCCAACCAAGCATCGTAATCGTCCGCTAGTTTTTGCCAGTCATGATGTTGGCTCCACCATGACAACCACATCTCATATTGATCTTGATCAATATTGTCGTCGATGGCGTGTAACTGATTGATCAACAAATCTCTAATTGGATCAGTCTTGACTAATAACCAATGCATCACATTCATGTCTTTCAGATGTGTTAAATTCTTAACAGCATTGCGATTGCTTAATCCGTTCTGGCCCACGTTGATTGTTTGATAATTGTTACATTCTAAGTAACAAGATAGTCCTCGGTGTGTGATTTGATATTCGTCATCCACATGTGAAAACTCACCTTGTGTGTATGAACAACCTGATACAGCAAGATTATAATACCATCGAGGCATTATTTTCTGCCGTAGTGTACAACTTTTATTTTATCGTAGAATGTATTATATTTTCTGTACATGTCAACTACTACAGAACCTTCTGCAAAGTTGCCTGCTGTATAATCAACTGGATGTGCTAACAGATACACTGCAGGCGAAACACTGTATTGATCATACATTACTTTTTGTCCTGCTTGTTCAACATAGTGTCCAACCAACATTGATGTTGATCCATCTGTTAGATTGGTTTCTGGTTTGAATGATTTACCTAATATGTGTACAGGTAAGTTGTGACTTAATAATTCTTTAGCAACGTTTTCTGCTTGTATCTCTCTTGCCTGCATGATCGATTTAAATAGATCATAACCTAGATCTAATTTTTCTGCCAACCAACTCAATGCAATATTGTCTCTAGGATGACATGGCCCACCATCACCCATTCCTGGTTCCATATACTTGTCTGATACAATTCTATCTGCATGTCTAAGAGACTCTGCTATCACAGTTGGGTTTGAATGTCCAATCTTGTTTGTGACATCCTGTATCATGTTAGCAATGCCTACCTTTGCTGAAATGTATGTGTTGTGAAATATCTTTATACACTCTGCTTCTTCCCATGTGCCTAGTGTAGTGTGCGGTGTTCTTTTTGTTTGCACAGTCTTGTAAAACTCTACCAACTTGTCTGCTTTTGTTTTATTCTCTTCTGTTGGCCACTTGTCAAATCCTAACATCATAATGTCTGGAGCAAGAAAGTCTTCAGTTACTGTACCCATAGCTATTAGATATGGATTGTATATAAATTGGTCATCGATACCAAGTTCAGTGATCATTGGTCTTAGTGTGCCAGGAAGCACAGTTGATATGTTTACTATCATTGCATCTTTAGGAGCATACTCTACAAGATGTGTTAATGTTTTCTTTAGGTATTGATAATCAAAATCTTTTGTTGGCAGTTCCGATGAAGGAGCCTCACCACCATATGCTGGATCATGTGGAGTAGGCACAGCAATAAAAATTATTTCTGCTTCATTAACAGCATTGAATAACGAATTACAAATCTGTATTTTATCATTTTTGATAGTAGGATCGGTATCGTAGCCTTTAACAGTGTGTTGTTCGGACATTACTTCCGCAACTGGTAATCCTAGTTTGCCTAGACCTATCATTGAAACTTTCATTATCTTGCTTTTCCCTGTCCACGATACGCCTTGAATGATCGACGTTTGTGTTTGTTCTTTGGTTTGGTTCTGATGCTTTGTCCTATACTAGTTCTTTTTCTTATAGGAGTTCTATAGGAAGATGTAACGTTACGTGCTTTCATACACTAATTTATACTTTGATACTAGTTGGTGCTATTAAAATGGTACTAATGAATTGAGGAAATCATCGGATGCTTTGTTGGCATTTTTTGATATGATTCTATGCCACATCTTTGATTTACGTTTGTAGTTTGACCACACAATATTATCATAGTCATCTTCTAACCAAACTCTATTGTCCATTTCTTGTTCCAATTGTCCAGGCTGCCACGAGCAAAATCCTAACATAATCTTATATTGAGCAGGACCTTTGCCATGAGCAATATCGTTTGCTATTTGTTCGTTGAATGTAATAGCACAGTAATCATTCATCTGATTGGTGCCGGGTATCACATAATCTAAACTGTGTATGATTGTGACCTTTTCGGTAGACATAGGCCCGCCACAATACACTGGTTGTTTAGGCAATTCAGTTTTAATACCGTATATTCTTCCTATTTGCGAGTAATCAATATTCATTACTTGCTGATTCATAATGAATCCAATAGTGCTGTCTAACTGATCACCTAGCATAATCACTGCATGATGCCACAGATTGAAATTCTGTGCATTTACATTTTTACCCGATAGTATCAATTCGCTCACATAAATATTTACATTATAAGTAACAAGAGTAACAATTAATGAGCACATATAAACTTACATTTTCCACAATGCACAATGCATGGGCCAATGACGAAAATATCAGTGCTTCCGGACAAGATGCAGGCGACTCTTCAAATCCTTATACTGACTCTGCATACACAGTTACTCTTACTCTAGACGGTACACAGGTAGCACAAGCATCTGTGGATGGTTCAGCAACACTGTCGTTTGACACAGATCTTAGCGTAGCCAATCATGTGTTGATTGCTACATGTTCAGAAGGCGACGATGGAGTTATGATTGACAAATTTGAAGTTGGATCAAATGAAGCAGTTGCATCAAGATACAAATATAATGAAGTTACAGCAGGCGGAGACGATCTATTGAGATGGCAACTGTGTCATCCATGGGCGAGTCCTGATCCAAATTCTGTATACAATACATGGTGGCCAATGATAAAACAAGACGGTTCTTTTTTGCTGAATGCTCAAACATACAGACCACCGTTGTATGCTGGCAACGAGATGCATCTTAATTTTACAAAACATTCTAACAATGTGTTATCATTAACAGATTCGTATGCGTTTGATACAAGTTCAGTCACATATGACTCAACAGAAACTAGCAAATATTATTTGGCTGTGAAACCATCGTCGATTGTTGGTGATGCTGGAATGAATCCCGACACTGCAGATGCATATGACAGTTCCACTAATTACGATGGAAGTTCTGCCGCTGATGGATCTATGGTTGATTCTTCGTCAGCACAATATATAGGTCCTGGGCAATATGATGAGAATCTTGTATGGCACAGTGATTCAATTGATGACAGTGACGATACTGCTGATAGAACAGTTATTCTTTCTGAACTAGAATGGAAGAAGGCCTGGATAGTAAAAACTTGGGCAGACTCTAATTCACTTACTCCGATCACAGTAACATAAATCAGTCTTTACATTATACATTTTATATTGCAGTAAATACTATTACTGTTTGAGTCAAATCAAACATTAGGCAAACACAAGCAAAGGCAATATGAAAGACACAAAGGCGTTAGACCAGATAGGCAAACTTACCTCGCGTTTTGTACGCACCTGCCCCTCAACACCAAAGTATCAAGAAAGACTCGCAGAAGAGATGGAGATCATACTCTTGTTACGATTCGTTGACTACTTTTGTCAGATTAGAGATATCTTAGATCTTACTAGAGACATCCCACACATGACACGTGGCTCTGCTGGATCTTCACTGGTGTGTTACCTAATGGGAATAACAGACGTTGACCCAATGCAGTGGGACATTCCTGTGGCACGATTCCTTAATCCTAGGCGAGATGACTTACCAGATGTTGATATTGATTACCCTCACTATCGACAAGAAGAAGTTATGAATCGCATATTCAAAAATTGGCCGGGCAAGTCAGCACGTATATCAAACTATGTGTTGTACAAAGACAAGTCAGCCAAACGAGAAGCGGCAAAACGATTGGGCCACAAAGGACGACTGCCCAAGAAGTTTACCTACGAATCACTAGGCATAGACCCAATAGAAGCAAAACGAATAGAAAACAAACTGAAAGGCAAAAAGAAATGTATATCAAAACACTGTGGCGGCATCTTAATGTTTACAAGGCAATTACCAAAATCTTTAATATCACAAACAAATCAAATACTGTTAGACAAGAACGAAGTGGAGGATCTAGAACATCTCAAAGTGGACATACTGGCCAACAGAGGACTCAGTCAACTGCTGGAGATCGATCCAACAACAAAATTATACGAGTATCCAGAGATAGACGAGGCTACTTCGTCTTTGTTGAGTCGGGGCGACGTGTTGGGAGTTACCCAAGGCGAATCACCCGCCATGAGAAGATTGTTTAGAGCCATACGACCAAAATCAATGAGAGACTGTGTATTTGCCACAGCACTGATTAGGCCAGTGGCTATGCAAGGTAGACGCAAGGCATCTTTCTTTAACGACTGGACTGCTGATAGAGTATCGGACGTTGTGGTATGTGAAGATGATGCCATTATACAGATAGCACAGTTGATTGGTTGCAACTACTATGAAGCAGACATGTATCGCAGAGCATTCGCCAAAAAGAATGAAGAACGTGTGATGGAGTTCATGACCAGACTAGGTGACCATCCACGCAAGGACGAAGTGTTTGCAACACTGCAAGAGTTAAGTGGCTTTGGATTGTGCAAGGCTCATGCCGTGAACTTAGGTAGACTAATATGGGCATTGGCATACCAAAAAGCACACAATCAAAAAGGATTCTGGGATGCCGCACTTAAACACTGCCATGGTTCCTATAAGAAATGGGTATACAAAACAGAAGCCAAACGTGCTGGCTTGACTCCTGTTACTGTGTCTAAATCTGATCAGTTTGATGATCCTGCTTGGCAATACAAAAAGTATGGTTGGTGGTCTGCAGACAAATTCTTACCAGGATTCTACACACGATCATTGTACCTAGACCGTATTGAGTTTGCTGGGTTGGTTGCTAATGGCAGAGTCTACAAAAGCGGAAATAAAAAATATGTGACCTTTGTTACACTAGGAGTAGACAACGGTTACTATGTAGATTGTACAATTAATAAACCATTTGCTTATTCAGACACAGATGTCATACGTGGTATAGGCAAAATAAAACATCTAAACAATTCTGATTATATTGAAGTTATTGAATGTGAAAGTTTAAACATAGATCAGTTTTACAACTAATTGTCTTTGTTCATGTTTGCAATCAACTGTTTGATCTTAGATGACTCGATGTTTGCTTTTACTTTGCCAACATCATCACCTTGTGCTTTGTGTTCTTCTTTTGGTTCCTCTGACACTGTGGAAGTTCTTTTTAAATTTTGATATATGCTTGGTGCTTGTTTTTTGAATGATTGGTATTCTTCGTCTTCTGCTAAGTCATGTATTCTCAGTGTGTCTATGTTAAACTCTAAATCTACTTTGTGTCCAACACCAGAACTTGATCTAGTTTTCATAAACTGTATCTGATACTTGCCACGTTCTCTCATTGCTCTGCTTGTAAAGATACCAATCACATTGTCCGCTGTTTGTATCTTAGACAGTCCGCCACTAATATGTGAATGATCAAACTCTATCTCTTCAACTGATGCTCTGTTTAACTGCGATGCAGTAATCATTACACAGTTCAAGTCCACAGCCAAGTTTCTAAGTTCTTCGGACACGTATTTGTCTTTCACAAACAAGTCCGATGGCGACACACGTTTGTTGATCGGCATCAATAAATCTAAATAGTCAATCAGTATCACATCACACTTGACGTTGTGCTGTATTTCAAATTCTTTGATATATGCTCTAATGTCAATAGCAGTTGCACCACTTGCAATATATTTGATACGCAACTTACCTGACTCTTTGGCTTTCATCTTAACTTTAAGATCAACTGTGTCTAGATCCTTGTAGATGTCTCTTGTGTTTGTATCGGTCATCATTGCATCTATTCTCATTGCAGTTAAATTTTCACTCAACTCTAATGTCACATACACAGCATTCAAACCTTGTTCAACATAGTTGCAAGCCAAGTTTTGCAAGAACAAACTCTTGCCAGCACCCGAACCACCTGCAAATATATTCAACTCGCCTCTGTTGAATCCACCAAACAGTTTCTTGTCAAAGTTCTTCCAGCCTGTTGCCATAACACCGTTGTTGTCTTTAAGTGCCTGTAATCTTGCTTTCGGATCTTCGAAGTAGTCAGTGCCCATGTCTCGAGTCAATCCAATCTGCACTGCTTCTTTTATCATACCTTCTACAGAGCCATATTCACCTTTTTCTAACATGTCTGCTGATTTAAGAATTGCTGATTCTAATTCTTTGTGTCTTGAAAATGATTCATACTCATCTAAAAACCATTCAAAATGTTTTGGGTCAATATCTGCCGCACTTAATAAAGTTGATCCAGTCTTGGCATTAACCATTTCAACTTCCGGCAATGTCTTATATTCCTGTGCATACTCATGAATAAACTTGGCCGCTTCACGCAGTTCAGCATCATAATGTCTATAGAAGAAAATGTTTTGTGCTCTTACAAACGACTCTGCATCTGCAAGAAACATTTCTAAAAATAATTTTTGTAAGTCTCTAGTATATTCCACAGTCTATATTATATTACCTTTCAATTGTTTTGTCATTCACATAATTGGTTATCAGTAATTCTTTTCTTTCTTTCTGATCTTTCATGTATGTGCCTGTGCTTCGCATGGTATACTGCAAGTCCCATTCCATCAGTGTAAATGTATCAAACAGATCAGTAATAGTTTGGTTTGAATTGTATGTGATCATAAACTTTGCTTCTAATTGTTTCACATCTTCTGCAAACTTGTCATGACTGAATCCTTTGTGTTGTGCTCCGTCACGTCCATATAGATTTGCTTTTATATCATATGGAGGATCTAAGAATACAAAGTCGCCTTCTAGATCATGACCACCCCAGTTTGCTTTGAGTATGTTAGAATAATCTGTGCAAGTAATTTTCCAGTGCTTAATAAGTTTTTGATAATGCACAAGATTCTTTATGTTATTGATTGTGAAGTTGC